CATCATCAAAACCATGTCGCATACAATCTGTTCCGAATTCTTGTAAAACTAATCTAGGAGTAATATTACGTTTTGTTTCCTTTGACCAAAACTCGTCGCGTTGTTCGCGCCACTCTCTACTCTCAGCTGTATCACCTTCTAGCATAGAACGGTTCCATCCAAAAACAGTAGCAACACCGTCTTTCAATTTATCTGCAAATGAAAGTTTTGTAAATTTGTGTTCTTCAACTAGGATGTCTGCAACAGTGCCTTTGCCGCTTCCAATTAATCCACATATACCAATAATCATAAAATATTTCCTAAGTAATAGTCTTTATTATATGGTATTTTTTATCTTTTGTCAAGTACTTTTTTATATGCTTCGTTAAATCCGTCTAGGCCATATTCAGCCCGTTCGTTATTATTCCACAATCTTTTAAAGTAACTATCTGCACTATCCATTACAGTTTCGTGATCAGAAAAATGTCCTTTAACTAACCAATATAGTTTATATGCTTCTTCTTCGGTCATACTGTATTTACAAGGAACTAACATCGTTAGCGCAAACTTTGAAGATTTTAGCCTATTAAGAAACTGTATCCTGCACCGCCAGGTATTTGCTGAGAAACTTCTTGTTCTAGTTTTTCCATTTCTTGCTGTGCTTCGGATTTTAAACTTTGCCCGTTTAATGAAGTGCCGCCTTGTGGTCCAGCAATAGTAGCAAATTTTTCTCTTGCTTCTCCTAGCATATACTTACAACTAGCAAGTGTATAATCTTTGATCCATTGTTGTGCTAGATAATCATTCATTATCTGTTCGTCTGGACGATAGTTGTAACAATATAACAATAGTGTTTCTTCTGCTCTAGGACGTTGTAGTAGAGTTAGTTTTTTAGTAGTTGAGTTCCATTTAAATTCTATAAATGATCCAAACATACGTCCAACTAATTCTTGGTACTGACTAAACATATCATATGTTGCCAGGCCACCCATATTTGAGCTTGATAACAAATAAGCATTTGTATATGCTAAGTTGAATGGTTCAAAAATACTTCCGCCATCGCCGCCGCCTGATCTAGCGCCAACACTTCTTCTAAATAATTTTCTAACTTCCATTATTTCATTAGGTAATGTATATTCGTTTTGGTCAATAATAGTAGGCATAAAGAAGTATGATTCTTCAACTGAATTATCACTACGTTGTCTAAAACGTGTAAGTGCTTTCTTTAATGCTGTTTCGTAGTGAATAGGATCAAGTTCAACGTCAACCATTCCGCCACCAAGCATTGCGTGTACGTAATCAAATATTTCTTGTTTTTGTATTGCCATAATTATAGTCTCCATTAGTATTTATCGTATTGACTTACGAACGATAAATATGTATATGCCAAGATTAAGTTTATACAAGCCACAACGCGGTAATGATTACACATTTATAGACAAACAAGTCTATGAAATGTTCACCATTGGTGGTACCGATATTAATATACACAAGTTCCTAGGTGCTGAAAACCCTAGTGAAGCAGATGCTACAGCTGATCAACCTCGATATGATGCTGTAAAAGAAACCAATATACAAGATATGTTATTTCTTGAAAATCGAGATAGAAAGTACGATCCAGACATTTATACAATGCGTGGCATTTATAATGTGCAAGATATTGACTTTAACCTAAGTCAATTTGGTTTGTTTTTAAGTAATGACACATTATTTTTAACAATACATATCAATAGTAGTGTAAAGACACTTGGTAGAAAAGTTATGGCAGGCGATGTTATTGAATTGCCACATTTAAAAGACGAATATGCATTAAATGATCTATCATTTGCATTAAAAAGATTTTATGTTGTAGAAGATGTAAACCGTGCAGCTGAAGGATTTTCACAAACTTGGTATCCGCATTTGTACAGATTAAAATTAAAACAAATAGTAGACTCACAAGAATTCAAAGAAATATTAGACTTACCTGCAGAAGAAGGCGCTACTGGTGGAGATACACTACGTAATTTGTTAAGTACATATGATAAAGAAATGCAAATTAATAATGCTGTAGTTGCACAAGCTGAAGCTGACGCACCAAAAGCAGGTTATGATACTAGTCATTACTTTAGTTTACAATTAGATAAAGATGGCAATACCGAACTTGTTGACACAGACGGAGATAATATTCCTGATACTATGCGTTCAGCTACTAAGTCGGGATATAATGGATATTTACTAGGTGACGGGATACCAACCAATGGCGAATCTTTTGGTCATGGTATAAGTTTTCCTACTAACACTACTGTAGGTGACTTTTTCCTACGCACAGACTTTTCTCCTAATAGACTATTTAGATATGACGGAGGTCGTTGGGTTAAACAAGAAGATAATGTACGCATGACACTTACTGGTACGAACAATAGAACAAACCAAAAAGGTACATTTATAAACAATAGTACAACTAATAATATTGGTGGTGAAAACGTAGTAGAGCGTCAGAGCTTGAGTAAAGCACTTAGACCTAAGGCAGATGAATAATGAAGTATAAAGATATTAAAATAGTTGAAAAAGAAGTTCCTAGTAATTTAGGTAATTTACCTTATAAAGATGATGGAAAACCAGCACCACCAGAAGCTGCTGTACTAGGTGGCACGCCGGTAGGCCGTATATGTTATGGATTAAAACGAAGTGCAAGACCTACTGTAAGTTGGCGAAACAAAAGTATGATGATAAAAAGTGCAGAAGAATTTATGGCAATGTATCCTCAGCACGAAGCTGCAATAAGAGCATGTATGACAAAATACGGTCTAGGTGGTACATCAGATAAAAACGGTCTCAGCGATAAAGGTAAAAAAGGTGACGGAGAATTCCAAGGAAACAAAGGCGATGGTCCTGGTAGTGGCGATAAAGGCGATGGTCCTGGTAGTAGTGATAAAGGCGATGGTACTGGTACTGGCGATAAAGACGGTAAAGGAAAAATTCCAGGATACACTCCACCTACTGGTGGGCAAGGCGGAGGCGATGATAAAGGCGATGGTGATAAACCCGGTGACGGATCTGCTCAATCTGGTGATGGCGCAGGAGTAGTAAAGTCAGCAAAAGAGTTTAGAGATGCCATAAACAAGGGTAATTATAAAAAAGCACAAGAAATACTTGATGCTAATCCAAAACTTAACGATATAACCGATCAAGAAACAAAAGATCTTTTAGATAAAGAATTAAATCCTAAGGTTGAACCTAAGGTAGAACCTAAGAAAGACGACACTAAGAAAGACGATGAGTGGGACGATCCTGACAAAGAATTTGACGAGTTACCTGGTGAAGTAGTAGTTCCAAATTTGCCTCCTAAAAAAGACAATACAGAAGTTGACAAAGACAAAAAAGACAAAGAAGCTGAAGAAGCACAACGCAAGAAAGATGAACTAGCTAAAAAAGAAGCTGAAGAAGCACAACGCAAAGCTGATGAACTAGCCGAAAAGGAAGCTGAAGAAAAACGTAAAGCTGACGAAGCTCAACGTAAAGCAGATGAAGCTCAACGCAAAGCTGACGAAGCTGAACGTAAAGCAGATGAAGAAGCTAAAGAAAAAGCTGAAGCTGAGAAAAAAGCTGAAGAAGAAGCTGAACGTAAAGCACAAGAAAAAGCAGATCGTTTAGAACAAGAACGTATACAACGTGAAAAAGAAGCTGATGAATTACGCAAAGCTGAAGAAGCACAACGCAAGAAGGATGAACTAGCTAAAAAGCAGGCCGAAGAAGAAGCTGCTAAAGCTAAAGAAGAAGCTGATCGTTTAGAACAAGAGCGTCTAGAAAAAGAACGTCAAGAAAAAGAAAAAGATGATAAAGAGCCAGGCGATGGCGAAGAAGAAGATGGCCCAACTATTGTAGTACCGTTTGATCCAAACGCATAGGAAGACAAATGAGATATAAAGATATAAAAATAATAGAAACTAAAGTTGTAGAGCAAGAAGTGGACGACACTGGTAGCGAAGAAAATGATGTCATCTACAACTTAGTAGTTACAGTAGATACTACTGATGAATTAGTTGGTATCAAAGGTGTTCCTAGTAGCTATCTAAAAAGGAATTATGATAATATTAAAGAGAAAATTTCTAATATGATCGGCGATAAAGTGCCAGCTCCTTTTAAAGTGTTAACCATTACAGTAGTTGATCCAGACGGTGTAGAACAACCGTTAGAAGACTTGTTTCCTAGTATAGACGGTGACAAAGATGCAAATAAGGACAACTTTAAAGTAATAGGCAGTGTAAACTTTGTTAGTTTACGAGTACTTGAGTATAAACAATGGCTAGCTGATGAAGCTCAAACAGAATTTAAAAGAGACCAACGCACTAACTATTTTGACAAAGATAGATTAAAAGAGTTAACTGTAAGAGATGATGGCGAAATGGCCGGAGCTTTAATAGATCCAAAAACAGGAAAAGCAGTTGGTGCTATTGCAGGAACTCCTGCAGCTAAAAAGATGGATGCCTATGTACAAGATAACCAAAATGTAGATACTATTGTTGGTATTGTTGAAATAGGTGTTGGTGGCGGAACTGACGCTGAAGGCAAAGACGGCAAAGAGGGCGAAGATGGAGAAGAAGGTGAACCATTGGCCGCTGGCGAAGTTATTGATCTTGTAGATGAATTTTATAAAGGCATGCATCCAGATTTATTTGGTCTAGGTGATTGGACACGATCAGACTGGTGGGGGACTGACGAACACCTTGTGTTAAGGGCATTGAAAAAAATAAAAAATAGAAAACAAATGCAACAAGTATGGAACGCCTACATGGAAAAACACGACGAACATTTAAGTCAAGAAATAATGTCAGAATATTTCTTGTCTGCTAAGAAACACAGAGGTATAGATAAAATTCATGTAGAACAACTAAATCGAGAATTTAAAAGACTTGGTCTTTATTTTAGGAACGGAAAGTTTTTAAGAAAAATAGAAAAATGGGGAAGATAATAAGTTATGCAACATTTTTATGACGGACAAATAAGACGCTACATAACACAAATGGTACGCCTCATGAGTAACTTTAGTTACAAAGACGGCAAAGGTAACCTAACACAAATACCTGTTATGTACGGCGATCTTACACGACAAGTTGCAAACATAATCCGTGAAAATTCAGAAAATAAAATTCCAAGTGCGCCACGCATGGCTGTATATATTACCGGACTAGCTATGGACACAGCAAGACTTGCTGATTCAAGTTATATTAATAAAGTTAACATACGTGAACAAGCATATGATACTGATGGTAATGAATACTTAAACAAAGAAGGTAAGAATTACACAGTTGAAAGATTAATGCCTACACCATATACCCTTACAGTTAATGTGGATATTTGGAGTACAAACACAGATCAAAAATTACAAATACTAGAGCAAATATTAATGTTGTTTAATCCTAGTTTAGAAATACAAACCACAGACAACTACATTGATTGGACAAGTTTAAGTGTAGTTAATTTAGAAACATTAACATTTAGTAGTAGAAGCGTTCCAGTTGGTGTTGATAGCGAAATTGATGTTGCAACTATGACATTTAACACACCAATATATATTTCACCTCCAGTTAAAGTAAAACGCCTTGGTGTTATTACACAAGTTGTTCAGAGTATCTTTAACGAAACCAAAGGTACTATTGATTTAGATCTTGCAAGACCTACTTCGCAAGCATATGACGATGCACCAGTTCCACAAAGTGACATAACAACTAGAATTGCTGTTACTGGTACAGGTGAAATTGAAGAACAAATTTTAAGCGAGGGCATGTTAAAAACAGATGTTGATTCGCTAGTTACAACAGGACACGACAATTATGGAATATTAGTACTTGGCACCACTGTTAAACTTATTAACAAAGGTGTTGTAGGTGCTGAAACTTGGACTGGATATACCAAAGGTATGCCGTTTGACTTCCAGAGTGGTGTAACAGAATTAAGACTAAGACGTACTGATATTGCAAACGAATTAGTAGGTACTGCAGTTATTAATCCGTTAGACGAATATGAATTAACAATTTCTTGGGACGCTGATAGTTTCCCTGCTGATACTGTAATGCATGGGCCAAATGGTGATAGGAATAAAATTGATTATATTATAAATCCGTATAAAACAAATCCAACAGATTTAAAGTCTAGTAATCCTAGAATATTAATACTTGATAAAATTAATGATAGTGCTAACGCACAAGACGTTGCATATGATGGACCAGATGCTTGGAAAAACAACGATGGTAGTGAATTTGTTGCAGACGCTGGAGATATCATTGAATGGGACGGATCTAGTTGGCATATTGTATTTGATGCTAGTACTGATGATAGTACGGTTGTTTATACAACCAACCTTAACACAGGTAAGCAATATAAGTACGAAAACAACGATTGGATTTTAGCCTATGACGGTGAATACCAAAACGGTACATGGAGACTAGCGTACTAAGATAATTACTAGTATGAACAGTAAAATTATCATATGTAGTGGTGCATTAGTATATGCACGATCAACAAAACGATTCTTATTATTACACAGAACACAAGGCAGAGCCAAAGACGTATGGGGTCTAGTTGGCGGTACTACTGAAGAAAAAGAAACTCCTTGGGAAGGACTGCGTAGAGAAATATTTGAAGAAATTGGCGAAATTGAAATAAAGAAAACTATACCACTTGAAACATTTATTAGTAACGATGATAAGTTTCATTTTCATACATTCCTATGTGTTGTAGATAAAGAATTTCTTCCTAATCTAAATAACGAACATAATGGATATGCCTGGACTACATTTAAAAGCTGGCCAAAGCCATTACACAATGGCTTAAAAAATACCTTAACTAATAAGGTAAATCAAACTAAACTAGAAACAATATTTAAAGTAATGGATTTATTATGAACGAAAATGTAGATAAAAGTAGTTTTGGATACGAAGCAACTTGGGCTAAAACTGATAATTATATATCAAAGATTTTAGTATTTGAAAATGTAGGAAGTGGCTTGCCAATGCACTTTCATAAAACTACTGAAAAGTCTTGGTTTGTAAACAGTGGCAATTTTAAAATTGCTTGGATCGACACAGCTGATGGCATGCTCTACGAAAAAGA